TATTTAGAAACACAAGTAGAAATAGATGATCAAATAATTCAGTTAGAAGTACTTTTAAAATCACATAAAGAATTTAGTAAATCAGCATTAAAAGGTATTAGAAATTTAAATGCAACTCATAAGTCTGTAGTAGGTAAAGATAATCTTATAAGAATTATGCAAAGTAGAGATGCTGTATCAGATGTAACGTCTGGTATTAATCCATTAGCAGAACATTCTGATAATGTAATTAATGAGTACATAAAGATAGGATTAGATAATATACCTGCATTAGATAAATTAATTTCTAAAGATCTTTTAAATATTTTAATAAAACAATATAGAACAGATGAACAATCAGTTGGTTATTTTTATTCATTAATTGAATTATTTACTGATGAGTACGGAGAAAGTGATCGTGGTTTATTAGGAATGTATCTTCAAGTTAATGAAGTGTTAAATATATTTAATATACTACAATCTTTATATGAGTCTGATGGTGGTAAAGGAATAATAAAAGGAACATGGATAAGAAAACAAAGACAAACTGCTGTTCAACTTTTTGAAAAGAAAAGCACGTCTAAACTATTAAAGAAATTAACAGTTAGTAAATCAGGTTTTATACAGTTAGATAATAGAACTAGATCAAAAGATTTAACTCAAACTGAAATAGTTTTTTTAAGAGAATCATTTGATAACTTATCTAAAGAAGAAAAAATAGCTTTATCTACTGTTTTATTTTTAGATCATAGATTAAAAAATAGTACATGGACTGGAAGCTATGCTCAATTTATTACTCCTGATATATTAAAAGTTATAAACTCTAAATTAAAAGAAGTAACTGCAGAAGCATATGAAACAAATAAAATTAGTTCAGAAGAATTATTTAATATATTAGTTGCAATAGATATAAATCCAAGATTACAAGCAGAACAAGATAAAGCTGAAGATCCTGTTAGATTAAAGAAACTTTCAAAGCCTACTACTTTATCTACTTTAAATAGATACAATGAAGACTCTAAAAAACAAAGTAAAATAATAGCTGATAAAATAAAAAAAGAATCAGAAGAAATTAATGATTTAGTAGAACAAAGTAATAAAAAACTTGCTGAAGAAAAACCTAAAGAAAAACCTAAAAAATTAACTGTACAAGAAAAAGCTACAAAAGAAATAAGAAACTATTCAAATCCTAGTGCTTTAAAACATATTCCAAAAGAACAAGTTAAAACACAGATAGCTACACAATTTATAGGACAAGGAAAAGAAAATTCTTCTACTGATAGATATAGAAAAATGTATGATGAGTTATTTGGGTTAGCTAATACAGGTAATTATACTGAAGAAGATATTATAATGATTTCTTCTAATGGTAAAAGAAGAGATAGATATAATCCTATTGTAGATGGTGTATTGCAAGGAGACTATAAAAACATAGATAAAGCTATAGAGGCTGGCTCTACATTTGTAATGGATACTGCTGATCATTTAAAAAAATATAGTTATAATCTTGGAGAAGAACAAATAGCTGCATATCTTGAAAATAATGGATATGAAAGAGTTGCAAAATCAGGACCACAATCAGGAATATTTAAAAAACAAACAAATAAAAAACATACAGTTACACCAAAGAAAACTCCTGCTAATAAAATTTCAGTATCAGATATTATGTTAGAGTTAGTTAATTTAGGTGGATACTATAGAGATTTAGGAATTGATATAAGAGCTGTTTCTACTGGAGATATTGTACAAAGATATCCAGATAAAAGTATTCGTGTTAATCATCAACAATTAGCAGAAAATTTTATAAATGATAATACAGATAATATTAAGTTTGATAATGCAGTACAGTATGGACAATATGTATTACAAAAATTTTTATTAAAAGAAGCTGGAAATAAAGATGTAAAAAAACAAGCATTAAAAAATATAAACTTTATTCCTAAAAAAATTGATCCTGATTTAACTGCATCTTTTATTCAAGAAGATAGAATAAATCAAGAGTTAATTGATTTAGCAAATCAATTAGTAGCAGAAGGGAAAACTGAAGATCAAATATTTGCTGAAACTGGATTGTATAGATTTACAAAAGATGGTGGCTGGAGATTAGAAATAGATGATAG